TTTTTTGTTGTTTTTTGGATCTGCTTGTCGAGGGTGTAAAAAGGTCCAAAACCTTTACCCTGGCAAAGACTGAAACGCAAGTTTCCGACCCAAGCCCACAGCGTGGTTTCAGCACTTCGTTGGCAGGCCCGGTCATAGGCAACATACGATTGGTTTTAACGGCCTCCCGGCCTGATCCTGTTCGATTGACTCTACCTGTTCTCACATTACCCAATGTAGATTCCTCTTTTCCTACCCTCGCAAAGAGGGGCCAAATTACCTTTGGGGCTATGGCTCTGCTCGTACTTAGGCTCATCTTGTTTGGGGTGCGCGTCCTGTCTCCTGTGCTTTCGGTGTTGTTTGCTTGCGTTCCATAGAGCCGACCCCGGAATCGAACCGGGGCAAAACCATTTCGGCTTTTCGCGCTGGTGGCGCGTGTGGCGTGCTTTCAGATAAGGCCAAAGTAATCGCCCAGCCTAACCCAAAAAGACTGTTTCAGCGCGTGGAATTGGAAAGAGTAATTACTTGCGAGCTGTTGCAGTCCTTCGTTGTGCTGTTGCAGGACTCTGCGCGCGTGTAGGTGCTTCTCGCACTCCTGCCGGAACTCGTCCACCATCTCGCGAACTTGGCGCGGTGTTGGGGGTGTCGGATCGTGGAAAGTCATGAACTGGCCCCGATATGCTGGCGCGTCTTGGTGAAAAATTGCTCTAAGTGGCTAACTTTGAGCAGTTCGTAATTGCTTGCCAGCCAATCGCAGGAACCCACAAAGCTGTGATGGTCGGGCGCGCCCCCGTTCCGCTTCTCGATCTCAGCCAGCCCGAAGAAATCGCGCGCCAACTGTGGCCCGTGATCCTCTTTCCGATCTGACCAGCAACACCAGCCAAAATAGGCGCGTAGGGCGCAGTCGATCGCGCTTGGTAACTGTTTCGGCAGGGCCTTCGCCCACTTCCGCGCTTCGTAATTGGTCGCGAAACCATCAAAGCCACCGAGCGAGATTATTGACCGGTCTTGTAAGATCATCCGCACAGTATATCTTCGCGGATTCGAGTCCCTGTAAGAATCTCTCTCAGAAGTGAAAAAAATTCTTCCATGAACTACCCCGTGAAGGATTCGAGAATTAAACCAGCGGAGGGTGTCCGGGTCGAAGAACTTTTTATTATTTCCCTCGTGGAACTTTTTTATCTCTTTAGTTGACTTAAACTCTTTCATTGTGTCGCTCCTTTCGTCGTTGTTGTGTATCGCTGAACCTCTCGCGCTCTGGTGCGCTCTATGGCTACCAACCTGCGCGCGTTCTTAATATACCTCGCGCGTGCTGTGTGTGTCAAGTTGTTTTTGTTGCACCGGTTATACCTGGCGGATCGGATCGGCCCCGGATCGGGTAGGCCTCGCGGATCGGGCGCGCTCCGGGATCGGTGGCGCGCTGGCTGGCGCACCAGCCCCAGCGCTGGGGATCGTGGCGCGGTTGCGGACCCTCGCGCGCCTGCGCGCGCGTTACGCGTAGGGCGTGGGGGTGTGTGTGTTCGTGGTACGCGTAGAGGTGGCGCGCGCGATGTGGTGAGCCGTGCGCGCGATCAACTACAAAAGAAACGCGCGCTCAACGGCTCGCGCGACCGCGAACGCGCGATGGACGGGGGTGGCTTGTAGATATGACCCAACCGCACAAATTCGTGCTATTTTTTAGTACTTAATACAGGGTCACCTGAGCGGATTTTTCTTGTCAGGTGACCGTTATAAGGCCGTTCTTAGAGGAGAAAAAAGATGAAGTTTTTTTTATTCAGGTGACCGAGCATGGTCACCTGGCACATTTCAGGTGACCGGGATTGGCTGTTCTCATAACTACTCCCTGACACTTTTAGAATGTGTCAGGCTGGAGACTATTCTTAGAGGGAGACTGACGGATTTTCTACACTGACACATTTAAGAATGCGTCAGCGTGTGATTATTATGTTACAGAAATGTGACGTTTTATGTTGCCCTGTATTATTTTTTTGGGTTATTTTTCACACAAGTGAAAGTTCTTTGTCGAAGGAATCGTTTTGATCAGTATACTATTGACGAAGCAAAGGTATTGGGCATTGTTTTTACTGATGATTGGAGGAATGCCCAGCCTGGTGATTGGATTAAGACGACTGATTGCAAGGTGATTCAGGTATTGGATCGTATTATTGGAAAGACGTATCAGGGTAAGGCGCAATTAAAGCCTCGCAAGGTTTCCGACATGGTTGTAACGGGATATGGTAAGACTCCTACTCATTTTGGTAAGATTCTTGCACGAAAATGTGGGCCAAGACGTGATGGTCAGTCTCCGGTTTTCGAGGTTCGGGGTACAGATTTACAGAAAGATTTTTTAGATCGCTTGATGGAATATGGTGAAGTGGCTCCTGACGGGATGTTTTCCACTAACAGTATTATTCAGGCTTACATGGCTGTTTACAGTCAGAATAATCCAAAGAGTGCGCTTTTACGGGGGCGCGGAATTTTGAAACAAAAATGGGCGAAAACGATTATGAGTGCAAAGATGAAGGATAAATTGACGGCAGCTGGTTTAGATGACAAATGGGTTGTCAACCAGTACAAGGAGTTAGGTGAGGACGGTGAAACCCCGGCTGCTACCCGGTTAAACGCGGTAAATCGTGTTAGTGAGTTACTTGGTCACAACGCCAAGAAGGTTAAGGGTGAGCAGAGGATGGTTGTCATGTTGTCTGAGGGTGACAAGAGTCTATTAGCTGAACACCGGAAATCTTTAACTGACAAAGAACTGGATGCTCTTATTTCTTCTGGAGAGATCAATGGCTATCTTAAAGGTAAAAGCACCGAGAATTAATTCCATAGTTGACGTTGACGCGTCTGAGGACAGTATTATTGTTTTGGACGATAGTGAGATTGTCATTAATGGTAGGGTTGGCGAGTTGATCGCTAATCTCATTGAGGAGAATACTGTGTTATGTGAGAAGGTGAATACATACGAACAGTTTTTAGGTGGTGTGGTGAATGTATAATCTTTCTGATTCTGAGAAGCGTCGCTTGGTTGAGCGTATGTATTCGGATATTTTCTTTTTTGCCAAGTTCATTCTTGGTGATGAGTCCCAGCCGATGCACTATCACATTCGTGACAAAACGCCTGCTTTCCATCGGGAGATTATTTATCATTTACAGCGTATGAAGGTAGGTGACAAGATGGCTATTGTTGCACCTCGCGGTCATGCTAAGAGTACGCTTATATCGCTTGTTTACCCTTTACATCGTTTATTGTTTGGTGAGGAAAAGTTTTTTTTAATGATTTCGGAATCTGAGATGCAGTCCAAGTATTTGTTAGAGGCATTGGGTGACGAGATTGAGTTTAATGAGAAGTTGCATTATTTCTTTGGGAACCGGATGGGACGTGTTTGGGGTAAGGAGGAGAAGGAGGTCATTACCGGGTTTGATCAGTACATGGAGCCTACCGGGACCTGCAAGATATTGATTCGTGGTACTGGTCAGAAGGTTCGTGGTTTGCGTTACGGTGCATATCGTCCAACTTTAACAGTTATTGATGATGGTGAGGGTGATGCCAATACTGCTACTCCTGCACAGAGGGAAAAATTTCGTCGCTGGTTGGATGCTGCTGTTATTCCTGGCAGTGATGATGCAAAAATGGTATTTGTCGGAACGATAATTGATGAAGAAGCGTACCTCAATAAAATTGCCGGTTCTAAGGCATATACAAGGGAGGGGAAATATCGTGCAAAAGGATGGAAATCGTTATTTTACCAAGCAATTCTCCAAGATACTGGTAAGGGCCAGTTTGCGTCCTCGGGCAAGGAGATTTTGGACAAGACCGATACACCGAAGGTTCTTTGGCCTGACAGAAGGCCGTACAAATGGCTGGACGGACGACGCGAAGAGTTAAAGGTTCAGGGCGATGTTGCATACTTCTATCAGGAATACCAGAATATGCCGATGGACGATTCGTTTCGTATCTTTCGTAAAAAGGATCTGCGCTACTGGGAAGGGTATTATCTTTACGAGGCCCGTCATTCGTTTATTATTCGACGGGACAATGGCCTTAAAGACAAAATTCCGGTTAATATATTTGTTGGTGTTGATCCGGCTTCATCTGAGAATATCAAGGCTGACTACACTGTTATTATGGTTATTGGCGTTGACAGTGATTACAATATTTACATTATTGATTATTTTCGTGATCAAGTAACTCCGATGGATGGCGCTGATCGTTTGTTTGATATTTGCGAGCAATACAATCCGAAAGAGATCAAGATCGAGGAAACGGGTCATGTCATGCTGGCTGATTATGTGCGAAGGAAATCTAAGGAAATAGGCAAGTTCTGGAACATTAACCCGAAGAAGGCGATTAAAACTAAGTTCTATCGGATTAAGCAATTACAACCTCATTTCGCTTCTCACGCTGTTTTAATGAAAGATGAGCATTACGATCTTGAATCGGAACTTTTGGCCTTTAGGCAGTATGGAACATTCAAAAAGGATACTTTGGATGCCCTGAGATGGGCTGTTGACGATATGTATGCACCAGTTGCTGAACTCAATAACGAGGGTGATTTAGTGATCCCAAACATGGTTATTGGATCGGATTGGGAGACAGGAAGGATGCTATATGCCGAAACATAATATATTTTTTGCTTTTCACCGTAACATTTTCGTAACATTTAAGGTCGTGAACTGATGATTAAAGTCGAAAAACTAGATTTACCGGATATCGAAGCTGGCGATATTAGGGATGAGTACATCAAGTATGATACTGATTCCAGTGAATTTCGCTATCAAATATCTGAGGATGAGGACTTTTATCTTGGTAATCAACTAACGGATCGTCAGAAGGAGTATTTAGAATCTGTCGGTCAGCCCCCGGAAGCAAATAACAAAATAAGGCCTGCTGTTGAGCAGGTTCTTGCTAATATAGCCAGTTCTGCTCCTGAATGGGATACTTCTCCTATTGGAAAGACTGATAACGACATCGCTGTTGTTTTCAATGCTTTGTTGGATAAGGTGTGGCACGATTCCGGTGGTAATGTTGAGTTTCGACGTATTTGCAAAGATTTTATTGTTAAGGGTCTTGGTTTCATGTATGTCTATCCTGATTGGATAGCTGATTCCGGTTTGGGCGCTGTCAGAGTTAAACGCATCCCACCAGAGGCCGTGTTCGTTGATCCAAACAGTACGCTTCCCGATTTCTCTGACGCGTCCTCAATTATTTATTCTGATCTACACACCCGTGAGAATCTAAAGATACTATTCCCTCAGTTTGTTGATTTGATTAATGATGCGGAGGAAGATTATCAGAAGAACGAGCAATCGTCCGGTAAATATTCCCGAGATCAGGCTTTAACCCGTGCTGACGAATCCGACGATCACCAGCCGAAGGTTCGCAAATATGTTCATTGGAGTAAGATTCAGGTTCCTTTGGTATTGGTTATAGACAATACTACTGGTCAATCTCAAAGGTACAATCGCGATAATTACAAAGAACTGGTCAAGGATGATAAATATGAGAGTATGGTCGAAAGTGGAGAGTTATCTGAAGAGGTTGTTTACGAGCAGCATATCAGGGAAATATGTTGTTTTGGTGATCAACTGGCGTATGATGAAATTCTTCCTATTGCTGAGTACCCTGTGGTTGCGTCTTGCAACGAGCATACGGGAACACCTTTTCCGGTAAGTGATGTAAGGTTCGCGAAATCTCCCCAGCGAATGCTTAATCGCACCGAGGCTTTGCTGATCTCGCATACCAGCGCCACGACTAATTTCAAATTAGTGTACGAAGATGGTGCTATTGATCCTGGCGAGATTGATAAATGGAACATTCCGAACGCTATTATCCGTGCGAATCCCGGTTCTCTACGGGAAGGGAAAATTAAAGAATTTGCTCCACCTGCTGTCAGTTCTCAGCTATATCTTGAAAAACAGCGTTATGAAGTTGATATTGAACAGGTATTCGGAGCCTATAAATATTTACAGGGACAGGCAGCTGAATCTCCCGGTACAGTAGGTGAGGCTCAGATCGTTGATGAAGCGGTTGCCCGTAAACAGAACTGGAAGATTCTACCTATTTACGATATGTTAGCCAGATCGGCTCAGATTGTATTGAGTTGGATACCGTTTGTTTACGATCAACAGCGTGTTGTCCGGTGTATAATGCCTACTGGGGATGAAGTTGAATTTACTTTGAACCAGCCTGTCATAGATGACAAAACAGGCGCAATTATGAAAATTTACGATACCTCAACTGCGAGGATGGATGTTCGGGTTGTTGTTGGATCAACTCGGGCCAAATCACCAATGGCAAGGCTACAGAAGGATTTAGCTTTGTTAAATGTTGGTATTTACGACAAAACGCAGGTGATTATGAATTTAGAGGGTGATATTGATAAGGGATCGCTTATACAGCGTATGGGTGAGATCAGTCAATTAACCTCTCAAGTTCAAATGCTGGCTGAAGAAAACGACAAGCTGAAAGGCGATCTTCAGACGCGCGAGCGTGAAGTATTCCACAGTACAATGAGGGCGAAGGTTGCTGAAGCTACAAAGCCTGTTACTCAGGCGGTTAGCAATCTTAAATCCAATGCAAAACTTGAAGAAGCAAGACAACGGGATCAAACTAAGCAAGCTGCTGATGATATATCCCGTGTCTTGAGTACGGTAAACTCACAACCCGGAGCCGGAGTTGCCGAAGGGTAATTCTGTAACTCTATAGTAAAGGAGCATCGTATGAGCGAAACAAAAGAACAGACTAGTGTTGAAGGTGGAGGTAACTTGGAGGTTATGCAGATACTGGAAAGTATCGGTGGGCCTGAAAGCCCTTCTGGTGAACCGGGGGAACCCGATAACCAGCCCACGCAGGAAACTGTTAAACCTGATGAAACGTCTCAAGGAGAGGAATCTTGGCTTATCAAAGACAAGTTTCGTGATAGTTCCGAGGGCCGTGAAGCTTTAACAAAAGCGTACCGCGAACTTCAGAGCGAAAAGGATAAAGTATCGAGCAAAATAGAAACACAGGCTGCCGAATTAGAGCCACTGCGTCGTATCGACGCGTTCATGCGCGAGAATCCAGATTTCGTTCAAGGTTTGAAGGAGAAAGTGGAACGTGACGCTAAAGGGCTTGCACCGCCAGAAAAACCGGACGATTACGACATATTTGATGAGTCGGTCGAAGATTCACCTTCTCATAAATGGCGACAGGAGCATGATGAATATCTTGTTAGACGTGGTTCTAGTCAGGCTATGGAAAAACTTGAAGAGTTCAAGGTTGATATAGCCCGAAGTGAGCAACTCGTAAAGGAAAATCAGGAACTCCGTGATACACATGGGCTTTCTGACGAGGAAATTGGTGGTTATCGCCAGTTTCTTGCTGATCCTGACAATGTTAATCATGCAAATGCTGTCAAATTGTGGAGAATGTCATTAGGTAATGATGTTGCTGGTTCACCCCAGGCT